TCTTTCGCTACTTTAACTAGGTTATGAATAACGTTTTTACTAGAATTAGCTTCGTATGTAATTTCTTCTTCTAAATTCATTTTAATTATCTTTAAAAATTAAACAAAATAAACGTATTAATCGCTCAAATAAAAGTATTGTCAATGCAATAACTAATATATGTTCTATGATGAAGTGGATCATTACTTTAATTTAAAAAAAGTGAGTTAACCTTGCAACCTGACCTTGTGTTTTTGAATGCAAAAAACCTTCAACCGCCTTTGCGCTTCCAGTAAATCCTTTTCTGGAATGCCAAGAATCCGCAGCCGATGGACTTCTAAGGTATTCAACAGTAACACCAATGAAGTCCTTAGCATCTCTCCACTTGTACTTAACTTTGTGGTGTAAATGGTGAAGATACCAATAACGATATTTAGTTTCCGCCCATTGCTTAGGCTGCTCATGTGCCATTAACATCGGTAGGTTGTCCATTTTAGCCCCGTCACCATGCTCTAAACCTATTAAATTCGCTCCGTAGGTGTAGTATTTTCTATGTGATACACCTGCATCTACGTTTACATCATCCGTAAGTCTGAACCAAGCCTTTAAAGCGTGTGCTAAGTGAAAACCCGATTGGTAATCATGGTTACTCATTGAATGTACACAATCTACTGGTGCTATTTCTCTAAGCATCTCTACACATTTAACATATAAAGCCAAAGCAATTTCAAAATGCTCCCACCATTTGCCGTCACAATCTTGTGCCGTTCCTGCGGTTGTCTGGTTGTACACATTATCTATATGTAGTATATCATTTCCAATGCAGAATAATATTTTTTCAACTTCAAAGCCTTTCGCCTTATCAATTAAACCTTGTACACCTTCTATAACTCTGGCAACTGCAAGGTCTGTATTATATTCCTCACCAGTTTCTTCTGAGTTCGCATATTTACCTATATGTATGTCCGCAGGATTGATTACTAGTAGATGAGTTCCCTTATCATTTTTAATTGGCTTAGGATAGCTCGGTGCGTGTTGAGATATAAAGGTATTCAATCTCTCAAACATTCCTCCTTCATCAAAACCACCTTCACCATCTTTGGTAACTATCGAAAAACGAAGCTCGCCTGCCATATTTTGCCAATGCTTAACAGATACAACGTCCTTCTTATCAATACCACGCTCTTTAAGGTGTATATCAAGTGAGGAATTGTCGTTAAGGTTGTCTAAGGTATTGGCTCGATGCTTTTTGATAATCTCAATCTCAGCATCCTTTAATCGAAATCTATTATTTCTTTTTGACATATAAAAGTTTTACGCTAATATACTACTTTTTCTCGAATACGCTAAAACATAAAGGTAATACTGCAATAAAAGATAACATAAGGGTTTGCCAGGTTATACCATGAGTTTCAATCTGAGTAACTACGGAAACAACTAGAACACCGGATACAGTCCTTTTGGAACTCCATTTACCCTTACTGTCCGTAAACATCTTAGGCACTATTGCCAAGAGTCCTTTTGCCCATATTGGATTCATTTCTTTTTGCGTTTAGTAAACAAGCTCACAAAACTATTAATGTAGCTCAATACTTTGTTATCTTTTTCAGTTGGTGTTAATGCAACAACCACCGCAGCGAATGCTAATAATGCAGTCAATAAAGCATTCCAATTCTGTAATAAAAAATCACTCATAATATGTATTTATTTCGATGAATATAAATGGTAGATAGAAACAAGTTTTGTAACCATCTTTAAATTTGTCTGTCCATACTCCTACTAGTATGCCTGTGTAAAATCCTACTCCTATCTCGAACCCTGTCATTAGTATGTCCAAATTACGTTATCAGGTAAATCTTGATCTACATCTATATGTATAAATGTTTTTGCTATTCCAACCCTTGTGAATCCTACTGCCATACAAGCCTCTAAAATTATATACCTATCTGAACTATTAGCACAAGCTATATCAACAGCGTTGCCTCTTGTATGGGCTGAGTTAGGTTTCCCTCCAACTCGCTCATTAGTATCTTTATCTCTATAACTTGAGTTAATGTGAAAGGGGATTCCTGCAATTTGTCTTGCAGCCTCCAAACTGAGTAACAAATTATCACTCATCTTATCGAAACACTCTACACCATCACAAACGAACTCGCTAGGCTCAAAGTACTTAATCCTTCTTTTCATGGCTTAACTTCTTAATATTATACAATGCAGCCGTAATTAATACAATTGCCGTTAAAATGCCGTTAATGTCTGACACGCTTATTCCAATCGCTGCTGTGTTAACTATATTGGTCTCAATTAAATCCTTATACATTGATGCTTCGTAGATATATTAATAATTTCTTTATGTTTTTTGGTTTTGGATTGTACTTCATATTCTCAATCCTGTATTATAAGCATTCGAAATAGGATTCATATCCGAACCAGAATTAGTTGAGTACTCTGGGAAGTTACTAGAATATTCGCATAAGTGATCAACTATTCTTTGACCATAGAACTCTGCCGTATCTCGCTCTTTTTGGATTAACCAGTTAAGGTCTGACTTACTTGCAGCCGTTCCATTCTCTGAGTTCTTCTGAGTTACCGAACCATTCTTAATCTGAAAGGAAATGAATGGCAATGCCTCCACTAATGCGTAGTGAATGATGCTATCTTGAATATAATCATCTACTAAGTTCTTATAGTTGCCTGACAATGTACCACCATCAATATCTGATTGCAGTTTTTTATATAAATCAGTTCCTAATATCACCTGCATATTCTTGTCTTGTGCTATCTTTAAAAATGGCAATAGAAATGCAGTATCAACATTGTAATTGATAGCCGTTGAACTCTTTAATTTATCCTCGTCACAAAATAATGCAGCCATTATAGTTTTCCTTTACTTGGTGTATCTATAGGAGCGGTAGATTCCGACCCCTTTTGAACTATATAAGGATTGTTACCAACCTTTTTTTCATTCTTCATTCCTTCATTCTTCATTATACGTCCTTTGCTATCTCTTTTACGGAAGTAAATCCTACGCATCCAGCCATGATAGCAGTTGACTCCGCCCTTATACTTGAACAAACTATAAGAACTAGAGCCTTTAGGTGCGAACTTTCCGTTAACTCCTTTATCGCTCATCTTCTCAATATCTTCATATCTGTATTCTAACCCACCACCTGCAAGTTCAATCATTCTATCACAGAACTTTCTAGATTTACCACTAGATGTCTTCTTTGATGTCTTAGTATATGCGTATCTTACTTTGTAAAGACCAACATCACCATAAATACTCTTATCATTTGGGTTAGCATCTGACTTTAAAGGATCTGAAAATTGATGGAAACCTTCTTTAGTCGTATCAATTAAATCTTCGCTCATCAATTCCCACTCGTCTGGGTTGTTCTCTTCACCGATCAACTCCAATTCATCTAGCAACTCATCACCTAGCTCATCGCTTAAAAATGGAATTGCACTCATCTTAACACCAGTTTCCTTTTCTTCTTCTTCAACGCTTAAATCTTCCGTTTCAATAAATTCAATAGGCTGAATCGTCTTAACGTATAAATCCAAAATGATATTATTAACTGCTAATACGCTATCAATGGCATCAATTACCATGTTTTGTTTTGGCTTAATTACAGTATTGTCGAATAACTGACTAGCCGTTTTAATCTCGTCTGCATTATTACCAAAGCCTGAAGCATCTTTAATACCAAATAACATAGGACTTGTTACCTTATGCCCTATTAATATTTTCTGTGTAGATTCTTCAGATAAAAATTTATATTGCTCTGAAGCCTCTGAGATTGGTATTGTTTCAATTGTCGTTGCAGTTGATGAGTCATCGTTCCAACTTGTTAACCATTTCTTACCTCCTGTTCCTGTAAGTTTATTCTCAATAGCTCGCTCTACTTTGTCCTGTTCTTCTTCAGTAGGTAAACCATTATTAAAGTTTACAAGCATCGTAGGAGCAAACCCATTTTGTATGTTCGTTTTATGGTAGTTCGCTATCTCTTCGTCAATCTCTGACCAAGGTAACGCACCAACATAATCAACTGGACTAAAGTAAAAGAATCCCGCAGAATATGGAGCTATAACTAGTACTTGTGATTCTTCACCCTTAGCACCTGTGAAAGTTTCAATTCGTTTCGGTCTGAATCTGTCTTTTCGATACTCCTTCCAATTATCAGAATAGTACCAACCTTTAATTTCTCCATCTGTTGACTTCTCAGGTCTTAGATTCTGCATTGGAATATGTCTTGCTCGTGACACCTCAATTCTCCCCTTATTCCAAATGATATTGAAAGCTCCCATTCCTAACTTTTTCAAGTCACCACAAACACGCTTAATATCTTCGCCTTTGAAAATAGTTCGCATCTTCGCAAAGTCTAAAGGCTTTCTATCGCTATCCGTTGCAGCAACACCCTCGCCATATATCTGATCCGATACACTTGTTATAATAGCATTAGATACCGCTGAACCATTACACCTATCAATTAAGTAAGTGAAGTAGTCATTATCTTCTCCGTATGCTACCCATTCCTTTGCAGGGTTCTCTACTGCTTTAGGTGTATTAATGGATTCAAAATTAATTACTTTAAAACTCATGTTTTTAAATATACTGAATTAATAATATTAGCTTCGGGTTCTTTAACATATACAACCTCGCTAGTGCCGTTTACCCAAGCTTTCCCAGTTTCACGTAAACCAAGAACAGAAGCGTTAGTAATATCTGTATTGGTAGAGCTAGTTTGTTCATATACATCGTATTTAAAAAAGCTATTTTCCTGCATTGTAAAGTTAGGGTTTGCAGCAATGTTTACATAAAAGTATAATAGTACTGACCGCTCGTTAACTGTGCTTTTAATCGCCACCCTACCCTCGCTAACTCTAGTTTGAAGATTCGTGAAAACAATTAAATAGTAATTATCAAATGCGTTCGTTGAATTCTCTAATAACGATAAGTAAACGCCATTAAATACTCCTGTTTTCAGTTTTAACATTATCTTTCACCTTTGATTTATGTTTCTTACCTAGAGCCTTTGCGTAAGCTTTAGCCTCAGCATAATCGTTCCTTTGTGTTTGTAGTTTAATCTCTCCGTTCTCAGTTGCAGTAATTAAATACACATCTCTTAATCTATCAATCTTAATCATCTGTGTTATCTCTAATTAATTCCATAGCTTCTACATTAGTCATTAAGCAATTACTAGGATAGTTCAACTTTGAACCTAAATCTAACAACGTAGATACTTCACCACCTAACCAAGAGCAATCTAGTTCAATCACATAATATTGAGCTTTAGATATATTAAGCTCAATAACGCTACCAAACTTAACTCTATTATCAATAGCAACCTCTTCGAATGTTGTAGGTAATACTTCAACTAAATCATTATCTAAATCGTAAACCTTACGAGCATATTTGCCCTCTAATTTGGAAGGAATTAACCCTTTGTACGTTGCCCGATTTAGGCATATAAATATATTTCCTTTCATAATTATGAATGTTTAGATAAACCGATTTTGTAGTTGTTTTTTATTTCTTTTGCTGATAATACACTTGAATATATTAACACCTCATCTATAATTCCATCTATATCGAATCCTGCCAAATTAGATGTGTAAAATTCATTCCAAGTACTAAGATTTACTCCTGTGAATGTATAGAAGTTCCAGGCGTTATTATATAGTGGTTGCGTACTTGCCGTATCACTACCTATATAAGATGTAATAGTTCCTGCGTTTCCAAAACTCCAAACACCATTATCTGTTTTACCTATAAACTCAGAACTTGACTGCCCATTAAGAACGCTAAACTTAGTATCAGAAGTCTTTAACCAGAATTGAATAGTTCCGCCTGTAATATTCGTTAACGAACTATTACTAGCCACCTCACTATATCCACTCCCATCCATATTAAATCCACCATCTCTTAATCTTAAAGCGTTACCTAGAATGTCTTTGCCTAAGTCGTTAGGTGCTTCTATTAAAGTCACCACCGTAGAAACTGGTGTACTCTTTGCCCAATCAACCATTCCCAATTGAGGAATAGTAGGTTGTTTGTCATCGTAGGTAGCTCCTGTAATTGTTCCGTTATTTCCTTGTCCTGAACTATCGTAAGCAATCGAACCGCTACCCTCACTTAAAGCCCAATAACCTTTCAAATTAGATAAAGCAATCGAACCTCCTTTATTAAATACAAGGTCGTTAGGGTTGTTGTAATCAATTAAAGCATCTGCTAAACTTAATTCAGCATCGTAAATCTGTACATCTGCTAAACTTAAAGCACCATAATCTGAACCAATTTTAGCAAACTCTAAATCATTTACAAGTATATTAGCGTCCGTTGTAATTACTACTCTTGTAGGTGTTGTTCCTATCGCAGTTGTATCTAATCCATTCACATATATATTTGAGTTCGACCAAGTACCGCCTAAAGTAATTACGCCACTAGAAGCAGTTATATTGTGCGTAGACGTAAGGTTGAATATCTGCTCAGAAGTTGTACTCAAATTAACCCAAAAGCAAATTGATTTCAAATTTATATTAGGATTTCCGAAGTCAGAAACCGCATCATTACCATTAAAACTCAAAGCCTTACCTGTAAACAACTTAGCGTTATTCGAGTTGTTTGATTTGTCTGGAATGAATTGGGCTACTTCTTTTACTGATATGTTCGATATTGAGAAATCACCAAGCCCATTTTTTCCATATATTTTAAAACTACTCCTATTACTTG